TTGGCTCTGGGAGACCTAAGTCTTAAGGGCTTCTTATGTGGACGGCGGCGGTGGCCCTACACCATCTTCTCTTAAGGGGTGACACAAGGGTCAGGCAGGCTGACAGGCAGCCACGAACACCTGTTCACCTAAGTCACTGATCGTGTGTCAGCGGATATCAAAAGTAGGGAATACCATGCCTTCTTTAGTGGATTACCCTTGTCAACAGGTACATGTGTCCCTATGTGACACCTTAGGGAGAACCAAGGGAACCAAGTTTCTTTAGTCCTACTTAGACGGTCGGGGAGTAGACCTGTGTATATACGATGGTCGCCCCCGACCGTTGACCTTTAGATCTCATGTATTCTTATGCGTTCCAGTAGTTTACCTCGGACCCCACCTAAGCAGCTGCCTGAGTGAGATCCACCAGTTCACATGTACCACCCGAGCAAGCTAACTCCTGTGAGCCTGTGGTATTATCCTCACGCTCATAGTCTGCCAGCTTACTCCAGTCGATACTGGTGGTGGGAACCTTGGCCAGATCCTCAGCCGAGGCCACCTCTTGGTATGGTGCTTGTTGGTACGTGTGGTCACTGTGCGGCAGGAAGCTGACGCCACTCATGACACTGAAGTTGCCATAGACCATAGCACCCAGAGACACCCACTCGTCGTCCATGACTGAGATGGTCACCGAGGGCTTATGCTCCGTGTAGTGCTGCTGGTAAGTCATCCACATTTCCAGCTGCTCTTCAGCACTCATGTCCTCCCGTGTCATACAGCCCTCAGGAGCCGTCATGGGGAAGCTGAAGACACTGACGCTATCAGGGTTCATGACACACGGCTCACAGGGGATACCAGCGTCTCTCATGAACTGTGTCAGGGGGTCCTTGTTGTCCCCTCGGACAGTCCTGATGTAGTGCTTGGAGTGGCGTGTGTGCAGTCCCGAAGCACTGTCAACCAGTTGGCTTACCGTACCGCTTGGCTTGACTGTGGTGATAGCAGCTGCAGGGTTCACACCTATGACCTTGGACCAGTGACTGTTGACTGCACGGGCAGTGAGCCTGAGTTCATCCAGCCTGAACTCAAGAAGACCTTTCGTGATATCTTCACGGCACCGACCATTAGTCAACGTGTTGTCCATGACACCAGTCATTGAGACACCAAGCAGCGCCTCTTCTTCTGTGTTATGTCCCCAGCAATCCCTAAGGTACGGAAAGTAGGTCAGTGACGCCTGTATGGTTCCAAGTATGGTCGCTAGCCTTACCTTGGTGACTAGGTCGTCCAGAGTGTCATCTGCACGGACCACGACCTCGGTCAGGTTGCAGAACTGGCCACCCGTGCCAACCACGCCACGAGACGCTTCCTTGCCTGTCTTAGGATCCACATAGGTCTCTATCTTCTGGCCCCTCAGCTGGATCTCCGAGCAGGGGTTGCACCCGAACTCATAGCCTGTGTCCCTGACACCCCCAGAGGCCGCATGAGAGACCGCTGCAGCACGGTTGTAGATGCCTCGCTCACCCGAACCACTGGCCACCAGAGAACCCCACTCAGAGAGGAACTCAGAGGCGCTGGGAGTCGTCTCGTAGACGGCGCTGTTGTTGGCCAAAGCATAGTGCCCGTTGTTCACCCACCACTCGCCACTCTTGGCATCCCTCATGTCCTTGTCGTGTAGATCACTGAGGCTGATCTGGGCGCTGCGACGGACGCCGCCTACGACCACAACCTGTCCAATCATGGTCACAATAGAGTGGACCTCGATGGGCTTCAGGCGTCGACCCTCGGCCCCCTTGAAGACCTCGATGGTGTGCTTGAAGAGATCCACCAGTGGCTCAGGTCCTGAGGCACGGCCACCCATGGTCTTCAGCTTGGCACCAGCTGGGCGAACCTCGGAGACGTCCCACTTGCAGATGCGGCCAGACCACAGTTCATCGAGCAGCTGGCGGTAGGCATCTGCCCAACCGATGCGGCTGTCCTTGACCACAATGGTCGTGGCAGTGTCCATCAGAAAGTCAGGGACCTCAGGTAGGCTGTTGGTGTACTTGCTCTCGACCGAGAAGCCGACACCCGTGCCACACATCAGAATATAGAGGATCTCATCGAAGCACCGAGGGTGATCTACAGGCGTATAGGCGCAGTTGTAAGCCGTCACATTGTCAGTCCGCAGAGCATCACCAGCAGCCATCATGCAGCGCATCGAGGGCATGACCTCTAGGTCCACGATGGCATTGTACAGGGCGGCCTCGGTGACCTCACGCTTCCTGTCTGTGATGTCGGTCTTGGCCAGCACGGGGCTGACCACGTTGTCCATGTATCTCTGGACGGTCTCGTGCCACTCCTCACGGCGCTGGTTCTCCTCAGACCAACGGGCATAGCGGCTCTTGTGTATGAAATTCTGGTAGTCTGTTGGTAATGTCTTGGTGGTGCTTTTATCGATCATCTGTCTGATGCTTTCTTCTTATGTAATTGGTTGATACGAAAGTTGATGTACTGCACGGCCTTTCTAAGGTCCGTCAGTTCACTGTCGGTGAGGTTCATCCCGTCGTAGTTCTTGTGCCCAGCGCGGCTGATGTACTTGACCACGTTGCCGCGCCAGAACTCCATGTCATTGTCCATGATGAAGTCGATGGGCTGGATACTGTGTCGGCTATAGTGCGACGGGTTTGTAAGACGGTCGTCCGACTGCTCCATGGCTGTAGTCCTTCTTTTGTTTCTGGTTGTGAAGGTTCCTGTCGACCCCTGCCTTGACGATCCCCATCTCGTGTTGGAGCATGAGTATGCCCAGCTGATGTTCGTCCTCTTTGGTAGGATAAGGGTTCTTGAAGCTGCACCTGACATCAGTCGGTATCAGGCCAGCCTCTAAGCATCTCTGCCATGTTTCAAAGGATGGCTTGGTCATTGGTCTGGTGTCCAAAGTCTGATGCCTTCGCTCTCAGAGTTCCACTCGGTGATCCTCAGGATCCGCGCCAGTCTGGCCTGTGTGAGCGCATAGTCGGCACTCAGTCCTGCCTTCTGGTAAGCAGCCACAACAGCATTCCAAGTCGGGTGACTGCCTAAGATCTTCTCGGCGGTCTTGGGTCCAACCTTGGGGCAGCCCCCATAGCCGTCTGTGGCGTCCCCTGTGAGGGTCTGGAGTAGGTGGTGGCGATCAGCTTGGGCCTTGGTTATCGTTAGCCTTTCGCCGCTCTGGGGCCTGTACAGTTGGCCGTAGCACCCCATCAGATCCTTGTCGTCCGAGACCATGATTACAGGCGCTGGGCTTTCTATGGTGCCCATGATTCCGATGACGTCATCAGCTTCAAGCAGAGGGTGCGTGTAGGTGTCGTGGGTCTCTCTGCACCAGTCCACAAAAGCACTATAGCCCACGGGCTTTCGGCTCTTCTTACGTGATGCTTTGTACGTGGCATCTACTATGGTTGTCCTGAAGTTCTGTCGACCTGAGAGAGCCACGATGTACTTGGTCACATCGATCTCTTTGGTGATCTGCTCCAGTTGATACTCGAAGATGTCCTTGGCCACCTTGAGGTCTGTCGACAGGGACCACACGTCATCACCCCAGTCTGTTTCCTCTTCGGCAGCTGCTGCTGCTCGATACAGAAGCAGATCCCCGTCAATGACTGCTATGGGGTCCGAAGGGGTTCCCAGCTTCTTCAATAATTTCTCTGAGGATGTCATCCAACTCTCCTTTGACTTCCATGCCTACCTCGGTAATGAGCCATCGTTTGCCCCACGTTTCGACGTCGACTTTTGTACTGATGAATCCTTCGCTGGCGGCTAGGGCGACATGAAAGGCCCCTGTTCGTGCAAAGTCACTCTTGAGTGTAAATGGCTGTCTCCAAGCACGGTCTAGGACCACATAGAGAGCCATCAGGTTCTTGATGTTGTTGGTGACCTCAATGTGTGTCAGCCCAAGTTCGTCCCACGGAATACTCTGCGGCAACGGGGATTTTGACTTTGAGAGTAGCGCCTGTTTCTTGCGCCATTCGTCCAGCGATATCACCGACATCTTCAGCGATCTCCTTTGTCTTACACGCCACCTGAATTTCATCGTGGATCCAGCCCATGATGAACGCCTGATCAGGCCCGTGCTTTTGGTTGATTTCTTGGTCCACAAGCTGGACCCACTTTTTGGCTACCACGGCCCCACCAGACTGAAGCAGCTGGGAGAGCAGCCGATGCTCTGAGCGAACAAACAGCCTTCGGCCATCGAGGCCCTTTAGGTAACCACGGCCCTGTGCTGCTTTTAGTTTCTTCTTGAGTTCAGCAAAGGCTGGGACGGCCTTGTCGTAGTCTTGCTTCAGCTTCTTGCCACGCTTGGCACCACCACCAGCAATCTTGCCGATCAGGCTGTCCCCAGCACCATAAAGTGTGGCATACACCCACGTCTTGGCTTGGTCTCTCGTGGCCAATCCAGCAGCCTTCATGTTGAAGGTGTGGATGTCCCCTTCCAGTATCTGACGAGCATACTCGCCGCCATCATCAAGGTAATGAGCCAGTAGGCGCAACTCAATGCCAGAAAGATCAGACCCAGTGACCCACCAGCCCTTAGGTGCAGTAAATAGTTCACGACATTCTCTTCCATAGTCGGCACTCGCT